AGATTTAGAAAAACAGAAACTACTAATACAGGTGTAATGGTTCAGACTACACAAGTAGCATTCGACCTGTTCAGAACAGTTGCTTATGATGCTGAACTGAATGTTTTAGAAGTGAAAGAGTGCGGGCGTGGGCAAGTGGCTTTCAATGGCATTGCTATTCAGCAGCACAACAATGCAGTTGCTAAATATTCAGCATCTGAAACTGAAAAAGTAGAAATACTTTTTGAAACAATGGGGCAGTATAAAAGCCTTTACACTAACCTTGAATTGAAAGGGCGTGGGGTATCATTCTGCTACCTTTCAGATAAAGGCTACAAAGTTTATACTGTAACAAAAAAGGCTTTTGAAAAAATCAGAAGCCAGCACACTGCGAAACTCGTAGAGGGTGCGTTAAATTCACAGCTAATCGCTTAATATTAACTTAAAAAAATAAAAAAATGAAAACAATAAACCTAAAAAATATTATGAGCCTTGCTTGGCAGTTCTTCAAACAAACAGGCATCAGCTTTTCAGAATGTTTGAAAAAAGCTTGGGCAAATTTTAAGCTAAAAAAAGAAATGCAGACTAAAATAGTTAAATTCTACTTTCAAAAAGTAAATGGCGAAATTCGTGAGGCGTGGGGTACTCTTAACCCTGATTTGATGCCAAAAACAGAACAAAACCAGCGCAAACAAAATGACACTGTTCAAGTGTATTTTGACACTGAAATAAATGAATTTAGATGCTTTAAAAAGTTTAATTTAGTATAATGTCACAAAAAGCGGTTTTTAAAATGTAAAAGTTTGATTTTTCGCACTTTAAACCGCTTTTATTTAACAAAAATAATTATATTAGTGCGACCTTTGTAAGGTGATAGAAGCGAAAACAATACAAAAGTATAAAAACAAGAAGCTGGGCAAGTTGATAGAAGAAGCCCAAAAACTTGTAAATGCGTATGTAAGGCAAAGAGACGCGATAAATGAACAGGGCGATTTTATTTGTATATCATGCCGAAAATTGAAATCAAAAAGCCAATGCAACGCAGGGCATTATTTCAACAGGGGTAATTATGGCAGTGTGAGGTTTGATTTAGATAATATTCACAGCCAGTGCGTACAATGCAACCTCTATGAACACGGCAACCTGATACCTTACCGAGAGAACCTAATAAAGAAAATAGGCACAGAAAGATTTGAACAATTAGAACAATTAGCCAGATTAAGAGGCTTTAAGTTCGACCGAATAACAATAATAGAAACAATAGAAAGATTTAAAAGATTAAAAAATGAAAATAAATATTGGCAATAAAGAAGTAGAAGCGCACAGGTTAATAATGCAAAAAAGCAACGCTCTTGAGATTCTCAACGGCATTAAAAAAGTAGAGATAAGAAATTTTAATCCTACTTACAGCAAAATGTTTATTGATTCTAAAAAAGAAGTTGAATACCTTGAAAAAATAAAACAGCCTGATTTTGAGTATATAGATGAAAACGGTGTTGCTGAATGTGATAAGATTTATAAAGATGTAAAGTATATTTATTTCACAAATTACAACAATAGTTGGCATTTAATCGTAGAAATTAAAGAAATCAATATGCTTTGGTTTAACGATGAAGATATGAACTTTTTAAGCGATGATTTAGGCTGTGATGACCTTAATGAGGTTTACCAAGATTATAAAGAAAATCTAAATGGCGAAGAACCTGAAGAAGTGCCAGCGTTTTTTGCAATTTCTATTAAAAATATTATAGCCAAAGAAGGGCTGTAAGGTGTTACGAGTGAATTATTAACTAAAAACTAAAAACTATGCCAGAAAATTATGCAGTCCGAGTGTCGGGCAGTAAAAAAGAGTATTATAGAAGAAAGGCAGACTATTTAGCAGGTAGAGCGAGAGCTGTAGACGCTGGTAGAAAAAGAAGAGCAAGAGCTGGATTATAATGAGCCTTTTGTTAGATACTCTAAAAGCAATTAAGACCCTGTCTGAAAAGACTGACAGGGTTTTACTCTTTCATTCAGGCGCAGGTAAAGACAGTATCGCTCTACTTGAGTTATTAAGCCCGCACTTTAAACAGGTAGTTTGTGTTTATATGTATGCTGTTAAAGATTTGAACCACATTAACAAGTATATAAAATGGGCTGAAAACAGATATAAAAACGCTAAATTCATACAGACTCCGCATTATTCCTACTACAATAATAAAAAATATGGTGTATTTGGCGCAGAACAAATTCCATACGCTGAATATAATTTGTCAAAAATCACTGATAAAATCATAGAGCAGACAGGTATAGAATGGGCGGTATATGGGTTTAAGCAGTCTGATAGTCTTAACAGACGCTTAATGTTGAGAGGCTACGAGAACGAGATAACCAATGAGAAAACAAAAAAGCTGTATCCTCTCTCTAAATGGAAAAATAAAGATGTGATAAACTTCATCAAGAAAAAACGCCTTATAGAGCCACTAAAATACGGCAACACTGGAAACACCAGAAGTCAAGGGACTGATTTTACCAATATATCTTTCCTCCTTTGGTGCAGACAAAACGAACCTAATGACCTTAAAAAGGTTATTGCAGAATATCCCGATGTAGAAAGAATACTATTTGAATACGACTATGCAGAACAAAATAAAACAAAGTGAAACCAAAATAGTTTGGAGAAGTGAAATAATTCCTGCTGACTACAACCCTCGTAAAATATCCGAAGAGGCAAGAAAACAACTCAAAGCCAACATAAAGAAAAACGGAATCATAGGAGGTATGGTATGGAACGAGCAAACCAAAAACCTCGTTTCAGGACACCAAAAACTATCCATAGCAGATGAAGTTAATAAATACAATCCCAAAACAAAAGAGAACGACTATGAAATAAAAGTGGAAGTTGTCAATGTGGATTCAAAAACAGAAAAGGAATTAAATATCTTCTTCAACTCTAAATCCGTTCAGGGAGAAATGGACTACGCTAAATTAGCTTTAATGATTCCTGATATTGATGTAAATCTTGCTGGACTGGATGAAGTAGATTTGTCATTCGTAGAGGTAGAAATCCCAGTAGATATTAAAATAGATATTCCAACATTTGAACCGCAAGCAGAGAAGAAAGAAGCAGCAAGAGAGGAAGAGCAGGCAGAGAGTGACAACGAACCTTCCGATGAAGAAAAGAAAGCAAAAATCAAAGAGATTAAAGAAAAGGTAAAAGAAGGTGCGGTATATGAAGGAGACCCATATTTCATGGTTTCTTTTGACAGCTATGAAAATAAAGTCTTCTTTTTAGAAAGATTTCATTTAAACGGAGATACTAAATTTGTAAAAGGCGAAGAACTCGCAGAATTGATAGACAATGAGTAATATGGGAAGACCAACAAAATACAATAAAGAGTACCATGTTCCGCAGGTTTTTAAATACTGCTTGGCTGGACTTACAGATACTCAAATAGCAAGTTTGTTTGAGATTTCAGAATCAACCTTAAACGAATGGAAGAATAAATACCCTGAATTTTCGGAGTCCCTAAAAAGGGGAAAGGAGGATGCTGACTCTAATGTAGCATCGATGCTGTATAAAAAAGCAGTCGGATACAAGGAGAAAAGACAAGTGCCAATTAAAATCAGAGAAACAACAAATGGAGAAGGTTCAAAGGAAAAGGTGGAGATAATAGAGGTAGAAGACTACTATCCGCCAGAGACTTCGGCACAGATTTTTTGGCTTAAAAACAGAAATCCACAGATGTGGAGAGACAAGAGAGAGGTAGAAATGGAAGTAGAGAACAAAAATCGTTTTGATTATTCCAAACTTTCTGATGGAACAATAAAAGAACTGATGAATGCGGAAAAAGGATTAACAGATGCAGAACATTCTGAGTAATATTGACCCATTAAGTTTGAAAACCCACGCTTATACTCGTGGGATTTTTGACTTTATAACAGTTCGAGAGGGAAAGAAAAACGAAAAGCAAGAGCAGGCGTTAAAAATCCTTACGGACAATATTACTCGTGAGTTTCTTTATGGTGGTGCAGCAGGAGGAGGGAAGAGTTGGCTTGGTGCATCGTGGTTGGTGTTCCAATGTTTAGCCTATCCAAAAACGAAATGGTTTATAGGCAGGGAGGAACTGAAACGGCTTCGTATGTCTACCCTTATTACCCTTTATAAGGTTTGTGATGCATACGGCATTCCTAAATCAGAATTTACCTACAACGGACAGGATAATTTTATTCGTTTTAAAAATGGCTCTCAAATAGATATGCTGGATTTACGATATCTTCCAAGAGACCCATTATATGAGCGATATGGTTCGGTAGAATACACAGGAGGCTGGATAGAAGAAGGTGGAGAGGTTAATTTTGGTGCTTTTGATGTTTTAAAAACAAGGGTAGGGAGACATCTCAATGATGAGTATAATTTAACACCTAAAATCTTCATTACCTGCAACCCTAAAAAGAACTGGATGTATTCTTACTTTTATAAACCATCTTTGGAGGGAAAACTCACAGAAAAACAAACATTTTTACAGGCTTTTGTGCAGGAAAACCCATTTATTGGTCAAGACTATATAGAACAGCTGGAAAGCACATCGGACAAAGCAAAGAAAGAAAGGCTTTTGAAAGGTAATTGGGAGTATGATGATAACCCATATAAACTTTGTATCTACGATAAGATTTTAGAATCCTTTACTAACTCACACATAGAAAAAGGAAAAGAAAAATACATCACTGCCGATGTAGCAAGGTTTGGTTCTGATAAGGCTGTTATTGGCGTCTGGGAAGACTGGGAACTTGTAGAGGTCTATGAATTTGAAATAAGTAAAACCACTGAAATACAATCCTGCATACAAACACTGCAAAGCAGGTATAATATTCCTAAATCTAATTGTATTGTAGATGCTGATGGTGTAGGCGGTGGCGTGGTTGATAATTTAGGAGTGGTAGGATTTGTGAACAATGCACGACCTTTTGATGAAGAAGTTAGTGAGGGAAGAAAAGATACTCCTAAATATAGAAATCTACAAACTCAAATGCTGGTCTATTTAGCAGAGAGGATAATCAATGAGAATAAAATGTATATTTCCGCTGAACTATCCGAACAGCAGAAAGAACACATAAAAGAAGAACTGGATACAATAGAGCGGATTCCAGATACTGATGTGGTTACGCTTTTAGGAAAAGAAGATATAAAACAAGGTTTAGGGCGTTCTCCTGATTACAGGGATATGATGCTCATGCGTTGTTATTTTGAGTTTAAAAAACCTATAAGGAACAACCTAAATAGTCTTGCTTCATTTTTGTAGAGTGCTTCTTTTCCATTCAAAATAATAATAGAACATGGCTTTTGTGGTCTTTGAAAGGTGTATTTTTCTCGGATTATCTTCCTTTGCAAAAAACAAAGAAAGATATACAGTATCCAGCCCTATATCCTGTTTTAGGTCTTTGCGTTTTAATCCTAATTCTTCCATTTGGGACAAAATCCATTCCTCTGTAATGGTTTCTATAAATTCTGAATTCATGTTAAAAAATAAGATATAATAAACTTAGTATAATGAAAATAATAAATATAATTTGCTCCAAAGAGACCGAAAACTTTATATAAATGTTTTGCTCAAATGGTTCTTGTGAAAAAATGTTTTTCAATAATTTTATTAAATCTTTCATTTTCAAAAAAAAATTATATCTTTGTTTTTAGAAGTAAGGGGGACTTGCCCCCTTGTTTCAGAATAAAAGATTTGATAATCTTTGCTTGATTTCGGTTTTTACTTTTAAGAAAAAATTAAAACCTTTTTTCAATCTTCTGAAACTGATTTTAAATTCAAAATCAAACT